GCTTCTTCAAGTGTCATTTCTCCACTCGCAACTTTTGCCATTGCTTCTTCATATGAAAGTCCTGATATTTTCATCTCTGTTTGGATGACATGAATGGCTTCATAAACATCACTTAAATTACTGATATCGTATTTTATTCCACTTATTTTTTGGGCATCTGCTAGAAGTCTTTCCATTTCGGTTTTTGTACCTCCATAGCCCAGCTTCAAATTATCTAGCATCGTATAATTTTGTTTTGCGAAGCCCTGGTATGCACTCTGGATCAATGACATGTCTGTACCCATCTTGTTAGCATTGTCTGCCATGTCTGTTATTGCCATATCAGCTATCTTTGCTGACTTGGCTGTATCATTATCCAGGCTTTGTAGCAAACTTGCTGAAAAACTTGTTACTGTGGACATGTATTCGTTGGCACTTAACCCTGCAGTTTTGTATGCATTGTTAGCATATTCTGAAACTGCTCCGGCACTATCTCCGAATAAGGTTTCTACACCACCTACTAATTGCTCATATTCTGCATAACTCTGTATAGCTTGTTTTCCCAGGTCTACTATTCCTTTGGCTACAGCTCCCATTGCACTTGCTAATCCTTTTACTCCTGCTATTATTGCTTCACTTGTAAGGTTAGCTTTTATTAAATCTCCAAGTTTCAAAGTTTGTGTTCCAGCTTCTTTTTCTGACTCTGTAAATTCTTCTATTTCCTTTGTGGCTTTTGACACTCTGGTTTCATTTTCTTTGATATTTTCACTTAAATTTTTAATTTCTGCTTTTAGGTTTTTAGCTTCTGTTGAATTCTTTCCCTGTTCTAAAACCACCGATGCATATTTATCTCTTAATGTGGATAATTTTGTCTTCTGGTCTTCTATTTCATCACTTAATTTTTGATATGAGCTTCTATTATCCTCTAGCTCTTTTTTGTTATTGTTTAACTCGTTAGTCAACCCATTAACTTCTGCTTGAGCTAGATTTAATTCCTTCTGGTATTTATTTATTGTTAGCTTATTTTTTTCATATTGTGATTCAGCTTTTGCTAACTCTGTTGATAATTCGCTGACCACTTTTTCTTGTTCCTTTATTTCTTCTGAAGTTGAGGAAGTATTGTTTTTTAATTCTTCTAGCTTCTTATTTTCTTTTTCTAGATTCAACATCATATCCATCATTGCTACAGCATTTTTATCTTGCTGTTTATTAAAATCTTCTAATGCTTTTTGGTATGTTGTTATTTTTTTATTTCCTTCTTCAATTTCTTTATTAAGGACATTATTTCGAGAAGTTATGGCTTGAACTGATTTATCATTCTTATCAAATTGACTCGATACGACTTTCATTTCACTAGCCATAACTGTCAGATTACTCGTAATTGTTTTTAAGGCTTTAGTGTATTCACTTTCTCCTGTTAATTTTACTGTGCCTCCAAACGATCCAGCCATATACATCCCTCCTTCTTATAACCATTCCTCTTCTTCCATTACCATTTCTTCTAATTTTTCATAACTGATTTTTCTTAATTTGAAATCGTAGAATCTCTGGTAGTGATAATAAAGGTTTCTGAATTTCCTGTATGTCAGTCTTCCTACTTCTTTTGAAGAAAGTCCTAACAAATTTATTCCAGTAAATAAAATCCACGAGAAATCGATCGGTTCATCTTCCTCGTGGACTATATGTTTTTTGGGTGATCATCTTTTACACTCTCTGTAATCGCTTTATTTAGCCTCTTGGCTGTTTCTTGGACTCCAACTCGTGTTATTAGCCTACCCACTTGTTTTTGTGTCAACAACGGCTTATTATTGCCCTTTTCATCGTTATCTATTTCAATGGCTTCATTAATCATTTCTGTAAAGCCAAATATTAGGGCTTTAGCATTTGGTTCTTTGCCACCTTTATTATCAGTCAGTCTTCCCCATTTCTGTACTGTGCCATATTGTTTTTGTATGGCTTCCATTACATTCAAGTTAAATACTAATGCATATCTTTCATTATCTATTTCAAATTCAAATTTATAATCTTTCATAATTCCTCCTAAATATTAAAGGTGGACTTTTATCCACCTTATGCCTTATTTGTAAATAAACCTTCTAAATATGAAACTGCTTCATTGTAAGTAGCGAATGTTTGAGTCTTTGACCATGTTCCATCCTCTAATTTCAACACTGTTCCTTCAAGGGTTGTTGTAGTGAATTCTACACTTTCTCCCTTTGTTTTTTCATCTGGAAGTGCATCTTTAAATTTTACTTTATTTAAAAATTCCACTTTGTATTTATAAACTCCATTTACTATCTTTGTAATTATTCTTCCGAATCCTACATACGGAGCTTTGTCACTATCCTTACGGATAATTTCTCCTGCTTCTGAAATTTCGTGACCTGTTAAATCTGCATATGTTTGATCATCATCTTCATCAACTGTAATTGCCACAGTTCCTTTCTTGAATGTGTAATCACTTTCTGCTAATGAATCATCAGCATATAATTCTGCAGAATTTAAATCTAATGAAACCTTACAATCAACAGCTTTCCCTGGTGTTTTTACTTCTGAATATGTTTCTGTTTCTTCATCTAAAATTCCATATCTAAAATTTTTCAACCCTATTCTTGCCATTTATATTTCCATCCTTTCTTTTGCAAATTCTAAAGTTTTATGGTATAACCCTGTATCCTTTTCGTACATGTCTGGGCTACTACCTGTTCTTATGAAGTTGTTATCCCTCATAACTTCTTTTATCTTTTTCTCTATTGCTAAATAATTACAATCACTGAAAATATCAATATCAATGTATGCCACACTACCTGTTTCCTGATCCTCTGAAAATAAAACCGGATCATCATCTGTGAATGTGTAAGTGATGTATGTTTTACTTTTTCCGGTGTATGTTATAAACTCTGCCGGAATCTTTTTGCCTTCTACTATAAAATTGTCGAATATGTTTTTTACCAATTCATAATCATTCATTCTTAATGTATTTCTCCTGAACTTTCATCATTGCATTTGTTATTGCTGATTCCTGTCTGAATGCTTTTCTGAAGAATGGTTTCTTCTTTTCTCCTCGGCTGGTTCCATATTCTCTAGCTAATGCTTTTAATGGTATCGGTGTCCTGTCTTCATCATAACCATAAAATCCGACCTTTGTATTTATTCCATCATCACTTGGGGTTCTATATGATTTCGTAATCTTCAAACCCTTTTCTAATGATTCTGTACTTTTAAAGCTAGACTTCATGTTTGATTTAACTTGTTTATACACTACCTCTGCTCCAGCTTTAGTCATTTCACTCAGCATTTCTTCAGTGTTTGTTTCTAACTCCTGGAATGACTTTATTAGCTCGTTAGGTAATTCAGCATTAAATCCTGCCATTATTTTGTGACTTCTTTTGCTTGAATTTCCAATTCGACATTTTCTTCATCGATGTTATTCAAGTATTCTATGGTATATCTTTTGTTTTTAAATAAAACTATCATATCCCTGGTTATTTCTTTTTTCGGATAACGAATCGTGAAGTTAGTGTAGGCTTTTTCAAAATCACTATTATTCGCTATTAAAGTAAATCCTTTTGTTGTTTTTACTTTAGCCCAGGTAGTTAGGACGAGAGTGTCTTCTGAATTTTTAAATCCTGCACTATCATCCTTTGTGGCTACTTTGTAAATTGAAATCTTCTTACTATAATCTCCTGGGTTTAGCATATGTTATTCTGGGAATGCATTCCAAGTATGGTTTCCACAACTTTGTTGATATTATTTTTATCTACATACAAAGTTCTGTTATCGTACATGTCCTGGCATAAAATAAAAACGACAATTATAAAATCATCGAATTCATCTAAATCCTTTACTCCTGTATTTTCTGTTATAAACTTTTTAGCAATAGTCATCAAAGCAGTAAGTAATTTCTTATCTGCTTCATCCACTTCTTGTAGTCTGATGTAGTTAGCTATATCATCTACGGTTATCGTACTTACTTTCATTAGTTTCCTCCTTCTTTGAGGTCTTGCCTGAACAACTAATGACCTTATTTATCTTTTTGATTGTCTTCCGGATCTGTTGGTGTTTCTGGATCCGATTCAGGTTCTTTTGTAGCTTCTGCTAATTGATTCTTTAACTCTTCAATTTCTTCTTTTTGTTTTTCGATTTCTTTTTTTAATGCTTCATTTTCTTTTTTTAGTTCTGCTTGATTTTTATTTTTTTCTGAATATTCTTCTATGTAACCAGCTTTTAAAAGGTCATTAATTATTGCTTTATCTTTTATTTCAATAACATGACCTTTTGAGCCAGATACTACTCCACTAAAACTTTTTATTACTGTGAACATTATTCAGCTGTTCCTGGGCAGACTAATTTTGAAATCTTTTGAGCATCTTCAACTTTAGCATCGAATTCCATCCATGCTACTACACCAATAGCATGTTGATCAGCATATTTTTCTCTTAAAACTTCCATTTCAACTTCTTCAGTGAATTTTGTTGCAAGTCCTGATAAATCTCCATAAAAAATAGCAGTATTTCCTGCTCCAATGTCTTTCATGTTATCAGTTTCATAAACTGGTTTACCTAGCAATGTATATCCGAAGTCACTTGTTATATCATCTTGAAGTAAATATCTATCGTTAGCATCTTTCAATAATGAAATCGCTGTTAATGTTTCTGGTGACATTAACCACACTGCATTCTTTTGGAATTTTTGTTTTACTTTTCTTTTTGTTTTAATTACTTCATCTGCAGTGATTGCATTTGCACTTTGTGCTGTAACAATTAATTTTACTCCTTTATCTAATCCTGTAACTTTTCCTTCTGTACCATTTAATAATTCGTTTTCTACGAATAATGCTATTGATTCAGACATTATGTTGATAACTTCGTTTACGATATTGAAATCACTATTATTTACTAATGATTTTGAAATTTTAGCTAATGCTCCAGCTAAATGACCTGTTAATTCAATGCTAGTGAATTTTCCTACATTACTTTCTAATGATTTGAACTCTGTAGCATATGCCATATTAACTTTTGCATCTGATGTTTCAGAATAATAAGGGATTTCCAATTTTCCTTTGATATTGTATTTTGTTGATTTTTCTAAAATCGGACAAATGTCATAAACTTGTTTGATGATTTTTTTAGCAATTGTTACTGGAATTACTGCTCCATTATCTCCCTTTGTTAAATTAACATCTGCTCTTTCTTCTAATACAACACCTCTGATATAACTTTCAAATGCTTTTTCTTCTTGTAAAGCTCTTTCTTCATTTTCTTTCATTTCTTCTTCCTCCTTCTTTTCTTCTTCTTTTTGTTCTGATGCCGGTTCTTCAGTTAACTCTCTACCTTTTGTAATGGCTGATATTGTTTCATTTATTAAACCAATTTCACTTTCTAATTTTTTAAATAATTCATTCTCATCTTCTGTGAATGCTCTTTCTTCTGCCTTTACTGTGTTTAGTAAAGTTTCCATTTCAGTTTGCTTTTCAGCTCTTTGTTCAGTTAATGCTTTTAGATTCATATTCTATTTCTCCTCTCTTATTTTTCTTAATCTTTCTTCATAATCTGAATAATCTATTTTGACAACTTCCTTATCGGCATGTTGTTCAGGCTCCTCTTTTATTTCCTGTCTTATATCTATCGCTTGTGATTCTTCTCCACGATATTCAATAAGCTTTACTTGGTCATCTCTCATTTCGATGCTAGTTCCTATGTATGCTGGATACTTTCTATCATCTATAATTGAGACTTCTAGAAGTTCTAAATCTCTGACAATTCTTTCTTCAATTCCATCATCATTGACTTTTCTATCTTCTTTGTTACATAAAAAACCAAATGACCAGCCTCTTAATTTATTGTCTTTGGCTTTTTGTATCACTTCTGGATCTTCAACTTCTACGATGGCTCTTAAGCCAATGTTATCCTCGTATAACTTTGCTTTACCACTTTTGGTATCAGCTAGTTCCCTATCCCTTTCGTGATTTAATAAAACCAGGACATTTTCTGCTTTTTCTAAAGCTCTTTGAAATACTCCTGATCGTATTCTTTCTACGAATTGTCCTCTGGTATCACACAGAACTTTTGAAGTTCTTTCTACTGCATTGACATAACCATCTATTATGATTTTTCCATTTCTAACTTCCACCTTCATTTGTACCACCTCCTTCTCCGGT